CTTTAAGTGAGTTGGTTGATTGTTTGTTAATAAATCCGTTATGTATATTGGTCATTCTAGCTCCTCTACATTAGCAAGAATGGAATAATTATTATCCATAGTTACTGAAATGAATCTAGATGTTGGATTTTCTATTCCCAACTCTTCAAGGGATGGAAACCCTTCTCCCACCGTCCATTCCACGAATTCGTAAGCACCGTAAAAAGGATGTGACTCACCAAGATAATTGTCCGGTGAAATCCATTGAATAATCAATTCCTCACCCTCTTGAAAGTTAAGTGATTGAGCTGTTTCTGTTTCCAATATCTCTTCACCACTAGTGGCATTATACACAGAAATTTTTCCAACGGTGCCTAATTGGTAATTTGTCCTTACAAAATCCAATACTAATTCATAACCATCATAGTCTGTATCATCATCGCTGTCAGTTGTTTCATCTATTAAATCATCAAAGTCAGAATCTTGATTTGTATCCTCCCCATCAAAATCTTCAAACTCTTCTGTTTTAAATCTAGCATACACTCTAATATCTCGCGACATAGTTACAGTAGTGCTTGGTGAAGAAAGATCTTCTATTTGATTATCATCACCTATCGTAACATCCCAAGTATCAAATTCAAATTCATCGTCAGGAATTGCCTGTATACTAACAACACTTCCTTCATCATAAATTCTATTTTCTAAATCTGGACTTACTATTATGTTTCCAACAATTTCAAAATCACTTGTATCTCTGTTGTAAAATGGTTCACTAATAACATTTAATTGAAAAGGAAAAATATCTTCAGTAATATTAGGAGTGTTATCAAAACCCTCAATATAAGGTTCTAATAAATCTTGAAATTTATCTAAAAAAGAATCTGATACTTTGTTTAAAAAATTAAACAATTGTAACTTATCTAGTAGATTTAATTTCTCTATATTTTCAGATGATGCTCTTTGGTCATCTGATGGATTGATTGGGTTAATTCCTATACTATTTAAGGACGATTTAATTAAAGATGAATCTAAATCAATACCACCTATAGTAGCAAAATTGTCATAGTCATATAAATTAAATTCATAGTTCTTTGATGGGTTCAATAATATATTTGTTTCGAACCTTTCATACCCACCTATATTTTCTCTATCTGTTCCATCGTTGGGTTTGAATAAAGCATAGACCACACCAGAGATAGTATAGAAACCTGGTTTCTCATATAAGTGTTCTAACAATACTGACTCCTCTAATAATTTAGGATTATCAGTATATTCTATTGAAGTACCATCACCCCAATTTAATTTAAACAAATAAAAACCTGTTTCACCTTCTCTATTTGCATAACTATCAAATCTATTTATAGTGTTTCTTGTAGAGTAGTTATCTATAAATAATAATTTATTTTACCTTCTGTTGCTAAATAATATTCAGTTGAATTATTTTTTTTATCATAGTATTCATCCAACCTTATTATTTCATCATCGCTATTCGGATCTGTAACAAATGGTAAAGCATCAATTGAATATTGAAAGATTTCCGAAGTTTCTATATTTGTCCTATATACTATTCCATCTCTAACTTCAGTTACTAATGTCTCTAAATTACCAGTTAAGTAAGGTTGAAAGGTATCTTCATTAAAGTTTACATTTTCCCAATAATCTCTGTCGTCATGAGTTTTTGTTCCTAACTCTACTCGACCATGAGTTGGTATTTCACCAACAATAGATTGGTATGCTTGATTTCTTAAGTTTTCTATAGTGGTAAATTTAGCCATTAGTAACCTGTAGTTCTCGTACCACCACCTCTTCTTCTTCTGCCTCTACGACCTTCTTCCTCTTCTTCCTCTTGTTCTCTGTCTTCCTCTTCTTCCTCTTGTTCATCTGTTATTTCACCACCTTCGTCTTCTTCCTCTTGTTCTCTGTCTTCCTCTTCTTCTTCGTCTGTAGGTGGTTCACCAGGATCATATGTATCTGGTTCAATTAGATCTTCGTCTTCAATTACATCAATACCAGGTATTTCCTCTCCTATACCACTTACAGTTATAGTTTGTTCAATAGAGGCTTCACCAAAATTATTAAAGCCAGTAAAAGTAACAGTAAACTCTCCATTAGTAGTATAGTCGTGTATAGGATTTCTTTCTGTTGATGTATTACCATCACCGAAATCCCAACGAACACTATCTGCTCCAGCAGACTCATCTGTGAATTCAACTATCTCTACTTCTTTAATTGATACTATATCTTGTCCGACATCAGTTTCAGTTGTTGGTGTTATTACATCTGCCATATTATCCCCCCACGCCTACATCTGTTTCTATTATCTCTACAGCATCTCCAGCTTCCATTAATCTGAATGTAAAATTTACTGTCGGTGGATTACCCTCTTCATAAGTTGGAACATCTTCTACTACATCCACATCGGTTGGTGTTACACTTAAATCACCAATCTTGTATCCACGAGCTCTTAATAAATCAGAACGGCTAATTATTTCTACTTTACACTTAGCACCAAGTCCACTATTAGCAACTATTTCACCAATATCGTTTACATGATTTAACCAATACTGTTTATTAAATCTTTGATTATCACCTACCTCTAAAACATTTGGATTATAAGTAGCACAAATAAAATACCATTCATTCAAATCTTCAGTCGGTATGTTTGGATAAAGTTGATGTATTACGGCGTCACTATAAAAACCGATGGGACTACTTTCACCATCAATACGCCTAGCTCTTCCCTCTACACCCCAATGATTGTCTCGTAAAGCCCCATCCTCTTCTCTGACTGCTAATCTAATCCACCTTTTGTAATTATCAGCGTTATCGAGATTAATTCTTGTTTCTAATCTGAATCCAATCCCGTTTTCTTCTAAAGGATTACCAAAATTAAAAAGAGTTCCTTCTGATGTTTTACTAACAAACCTTACCCACATGGTTATTGTAAAACCATAAGTTAAATAACTTGGGTTTCCATTCACATCTTTTTTTTGAAATTCTAATAGGTCGTCATCTGGTGCTCTTATTATTATTGCTTGATTTGGTTTTCTTATTTTTAAAAAACCATCTGAAATGTTTTGATACTCAGGTCTATCGTCTTCTAGTGTTTCAATAATATTGTCAACATCACCAAGATAGGTATTAAGTCTGTTTCTCATTGACTCAAGAGTTTTACCTTGATTAACACTACTACCTTCTGCCTGTTCATCTAATCTTGTTATAAAGGCATTTGATTTATTTTCATAACTAATACGAGACTGTTCGTCTTGTTCTTTATTTTGTATATCTTCACCGACACCATCACCATCTACATCTTGAAATGTTGGTGTTGGTCCTATTAAATCATCAAACTCTGTAAAGAAATCATTTATTTGATCTTGACGAGTTGTTTGATTTGGAAGCAACTCAAATATATTAGTATCTAATACTTCACGAGCTTTTTCAGGATTTATTTTGTTTCCAAATTTTGGTTTTGTTAATTGACTTAGATTTAATATATCTGTAAAAGTATCTCCTATTTTTTTAGCTACATCAATATCAAAAGTAGTTCTGCCGTGGTTAAATATTATTTTGTACTGAACAACATCATTTTCATTTTCTGATGGTAAATCTACTGATGTAAGTTGTAAATAATTTTCTAATCCAGTAATTTCTTGGTTAAAAATATATTGACACATTTGTTCAAATTTATCACCAACTATATCTTTTCTATTTTCTAAGGTATTTCTATCTTTTTTATAAAATACAAGTGGTTCATCTTCGGTTCTACCAGACTGTTTTTTACCATCACGAATAGTTGTTTGTAAAGAAAGAAGTTCATTATCAGAAAGAGTGTTGGACTCAAACCATATCTTGTAAAAAAGGTCACTTACTTTTTCTCTTACACTCAATATATTAGGAGGTGGTGTTATATAAACTACATCATCAGTTTTCTCTTCTTCATCTAAAGCTTCAGTATCAGAATCTTCATATGTACCAGAAATAATTACTTCATCAGGATTTATTTCATGGTTTGTATTAAGCACACCTTCACCAATCATAGCAGTACCATCCAAATGAAGATGATATAATCCTTCATATGGTGCACCGGATTTTTTAAAAACCCAACTTAGACCACCTTCACCTAAAACATCTCTCGATGCAAATAATCCAACCTCTACTATTGGATTATATCTTGTAACTCCTAGTCCTGTCGCAGCGACACCTACATTAGCCCTAAACCAACCTGGAGTAAAGCTTGTTGTATTTGAACCCAAAGGTGCATGCACATACTTGTCCATAGCTCCATTTGTTTCTTTGTCATAATTAGAATGCGCAAGAACTATATTGAATGCAGTTGGATAATTATTAAAACCATAATAATAACCAGGTCTTAATCCTTGACCAGCAGTCTCCGGTGTAATTATATAATCGGTATCAATAAGATAAAACTTATCAGGTTCATTTATTACAGATCCACGAAGAAGTCTTGCTTGACCACCACGATCTGTATATTTGTGATTTCTCGTTCCAATTATCTTAGGTTGTTCAGAGTTGGATTGAAATACTTGATAATCAAAAAGAGCACCATTTGCCATGGAATCAATATCATGCCGTGGATCATCAGGATATCCCATCGAATTGTTTTGAAAACGAGTTGTGGATAAATTTAATTCTATTAAAGCTGTATTAGGAATCTGTAAAAAATTGTCACTGGTTGAGGAATAAGACATATTAAGTCCTCAAGATAAATTCAAAGTCGTTATCGTATATTATCTTTTGACCATCATCATGATTAACCTTTATCAAAATCTTATAAGCACGATTAGGTTCAAAAGCATTTAGGTCTTGTTTAAAATAGTTAGAAGTTGTATCACAACTCATTGTTGTGTAGGCACTAAATGGAACAACAGATTCATTTGTCCCCATATCAATAATAGAATAAGCACCCTTACCGTGTGGTATGAAACTACTACTCACAGTTTGAACAGATGTAGAAAAACTTTTTTGGATATATCTTTTACGAGCACCAAATCTAAACTTAACAGTTTCATTTTCTTTATACGCTTCTCGTAAGTGGATTGGGTATAAATAGTTTTCAGCGTTACCAGTAATGTCTAAGGCAGTAAGACTACCTGTGTTTGAGCCAGTAGCTGGTAAATGGTCATCCCATTTTAATTCTAATTTAGGAGAGTATATGGTGTTGGTCTGTCTTGAGAAAAACTTGAGGTCTTCAAAACTACCACTTGATGTTTCTCTACTACCAGAGAGTCTTAGTAATAAACCATAATTGTTATTTGTTTCATTAAACCATTTACTAGCAATAGAAGTTATATTCATATTAATATCAGGCGACTCGGATGAGAATGATTGTGTAACTTCATCTCCAGCTATATAAGTTCCACCAAGTGTATCCCAATCCACTTCAGAAGCACCATCGTAGTTTTGTCTATACTTCCAACTACACCCTTCTGTTGTTTTAGGTACATCTGCCTCTTTACCAATACCTTCATCCCAAGATTCTGAAAGTGGATAAGCAGCAATCGTATAATCTTCACTTAGTCCACTTGTCCCCTCAGTTTCATACAACCTTAAATTTAATTTATAAGTGTTAGGTAAAACTGATGAACTTATATAGGTTTCTATCTCATCAGTATCAAACTGAACGAGAACACGAGTTGGATAATGAAATCCTCTATTAAAAAATACTTTTTTTAATTCAAGAACCTCATCTTGACCTGTGTTTTTATCTGTGAAATCTTCACCTGTAATTGTGTTTGAACCACTACTAATAAAAGAATCTTTGGTTGTAAAAAAATATCTATGCATTATATTACCTTTCCATATATGTCTTGATTGGGATTTTTTAACTCAAATACCGATGGTGTTATTGATGGTCTATAAATACCGTCCACAAGTGAGTTTTCAAAATTATACTGAAATCCATAGTTACTTTCTGTTCCTATAACTTCACCATCTGCCTTATAATAGTAAAGTTGTCTACCTGTAGCATATTCATCGTTCCCATCTTGAAATAGTTTTAGTTCTTTAATACCAATTACACCATCTAAACCTAATATGTTATACTGTAAATCATTAATGTTAATTGATTGTCTAAATTGCATTTTATCCACTCTAAAGAAATCTTTTATTTCTTGAATTACATTTAATTTTACCTCGGTTGGGTTAGACCTTCTATCACCATTGATAACAAACCGAACACCAAAATTTACTACATAACCAGAGAATAAAGTGTCGTTTATAGTAAGACCAAAATCAACCTGGTCATTTATCATTCTAAATTGATTTAGATAAGTAGCAATATTTTGTAAAACAAGTTGTGGTGTTTGAACTAATTGTTTACTTTGATTGTAAGAAAGAGTGGAAACCAACAGAGTCCCACTATCCAACCTTTCCACATAACACTTAGCAATACTACCAAACTTTTGTGGAATAGACAATATTCTTGCGGTATAATCTTCTTTAGTAACACAACGAAGTTGAGTAGCAAAGAAAGCAGCTGCATTTTGTCTTATCTCATCTACAGTTTGTCCATCAGTTCCACCAACAGTTGGTTCATCATTTGTTGCGGTTATAGTCACACCAGCTGGTGCATTGTTAATAGTAGTAAGTTCTCCAGACTGAATATTCGAATCAGCTCCACCACCGACTCTGTATGTAAATGTTAATGTCGTGTTTGTTGGAGTTTCACCTAAATTAAGATTATTACCTATAGTATTACTTACAGCGCCACCTATATCAAAAAGATTAGTTCCATTTATGGTAACTCCTGCCTGTTCAACTGCATCTACATTTGAACCAGAATTACTAAATCTAAATAGACCATTACCAAATTGAACTTTATATGTTTGAGTGTCTTCATCAAATTTTGATGTAAACTTTTTATTTGTTTTAATATATTCAGCAACATAAGGTATGGGTATAGATGAAATAGTAGTAGTAGCTTCTCCTTGGTCATAAGCAGATGTCCTAACACCGGATATAGTATCATTAGTAGAATCACTATAATGAGTTTCTTTTAAAACTTTCTCTTGTGCTAAATAATCAACCTCATACCATCTTTGTCCTGAAGAATCTTCACATTTTATTATTTCAATTACATTATCCTCATTCAAATCTAATTCTAAGAATTTAGTTGGACTTGTTACACTAAATGTTTTTGTTTTAGTTTGACCAGATACAGCTCGCACATATCTAGTTAAAGTATAAGAACTTGCTTCACCATCTGCATTTAAACTTGGAGTGCTTATTTGAGGATCACCTGAACCACTTGCTGTAAAATCTATTTCTTCTGTGGTTTCAAATAATATCTCCGAGTCGATACTTGAAGCAATTTGTAATCCACTATCAATCGAATCTGGTAGTTGACCATAAAGAGGTTCACCTGTTGTCCCATCAGCATTAATAGTTGTTTCCACTTTTAATTTAGCAACTGATGGAGTTTTATTTGGCGTCTTATATCCAAGAAATTCTGCTAGTCTACGAATGTTTCTTTTTTCGGTTGATGTTGCTAAAAGATTTTCTTTGTAATTATAATCTATATAATAAGATAGAACATCACCCACATAACTTGATAATTCTATCAACATCATTCCAGGAGATGTTTCATTAAAATCTTTATATGTATCAGGAAAATAAGATTTAGTATATTCAATTAAATCTTTTTTTATTGAACTAAAATCTTTACTCGTGTAGTTCACATTTGTCGGTACTAATTTTTGTTTATCTGTATATGACATTTTAATATGCTCCGCCAGTTTCTTGTGTTGTTGACTCTCCACCACCAACACCATCAAATGTAACTTGAACACTTTCTAAACTACCAGGTGTTCTTCTTATGTTAAATTCTATATTAATATTTACTTGATCACTTTCGTTTCTTCTTTCCACTCGTATGTTTCTTAATTCCACAAAAGGTAACCACCTTTCAAACACATCTACGATGTTGTTTTCTATTTCTATTGTTAACTCTTCTGTCATTGGTTCAAATAAAATATTTCTTAAGTTCATTCCTAAGTTTGGTTGAAATACCCTCTCGCCTTGATTTGTCTGTAAAAGAAGTTTTATATTATTTTTTATAGAATCAATAGTTGTCTTTGTGGTTTTAAAATAACCATCACCATTTGGAACTCTACCAAAAGGAAAGTCAATTCCTACAGAGACTCTTTTATCTTGGTCTTCTACAAATCTATCTTTTCTTCTATCTAGTATTGCCATCTTACACCTTTACGGCTCTTTTTAATTGTACTTTACTTTTCATTGATTCTACTTTACCCCCACCTTTTAAATTGGCTGGTTTCTGCCCCTTATCACTAACAGCAGTTGTAATATTTAATAATGGTATTACTGCCGGAGCTCCTGGTGCTGTAGGTAATGAAGTTACATTAGTTAAAGTTTGTGATGCTTCAAGTTCTGTTACAACAAAGGTTTGAGCTTGAACCCATTTAACTATTGCATTAGTTAAATCCGATGCTAATTTTTGGGTTTGAACTGACTCACCACCAATACTTTCTTCAAAAGCTTTTTTTATGTCGTCTTCAAGCCCCATTCTTAAACTTTGCCTTTTCGTCTACTTTTTTCATTACTTCTGAATAATCTTTTGTGAATGCCTCTGTTAAATGCTCAGGTAACCCTTGAGTGTTTTCTGTTACAGATTTTGTTTCTGGCTCATCGTTTATTTTTTTCCAATCACCAGCAGCTGCCGTTTCAGCAAGAATCGCATTTAATGTAGCATCTTTTGTGAATGTAGTATTGGTCGATGGTAATGTCGGAGTCGGAACTCGTGACTGAGTATTTGTTTTTTTAGTTGGAGACGAGTTAAGTTGTGCTCCTATATCTTCTACTATACTATTAGATCTACTACTAACTAACACTTCATCTAATTTTTTTTCAAGTGCTGTAAATTTATAATCTAACTCTTCTCTTACTACTTCTCTTATTAATTTCTTAAATATATTAACCTTCATTGTTTTGTTCCCTATTGTTTATTTCTATGTAATGGTGATGACTCATAAATTTAGGTCCGTCATTTGAAAATTCATTATCACCTTCAGTTCTTGGTTGTAGTTCAGTAATTAAATCTTGTATTCTTTGAAACATTGGCGTTGAGTTTTGGTCAACGAGTGGAATCGGAACTCCTTGTACTAATGCTCTTGATTCTTGTAATATAGTCATAATATCTAACAATAATGTTCTTAGTTCATCACCCAATACCAATGGTTCTTTTTTAGACTTCGCTGGTACTCCTAAATAAATATTACCAGAATTAATAACTGACTGACCTTGATTATTCAAAGTGAAGTTTTGTGCAGTACCTATGTTAATGTTTCTACCGGATGATATTGTGAAATCACCGTTGTTAGCTCGAGCGTCCATCGTAATTTTATCAGATGTGATTAAAATTTGATTTGATACAGACTCGCCATCATCTGCTAAATCCTCTGAATATTTATATATCGTATCTAAACTTTCTAATTCGTTACCATTACCTATTCCAATTTGATATTTTGGATTGATTGTTATATTTTCATCAAGATGATTAACATCAGTTGATAAAGTAAAAGCTTGAGTATCTTCTCTTCTATTTGGATAAAAATTTTGTTCAATACTACCATTAGACAACACTCCTATTACAGAACCAATCATTGGATCTTCTAAAGATTTTTCATTACCGTTACTTATCATTATTGATGGGTTTGTAGATCTTGAGCCTATTCTAATAGCATTACCATGTCTACCCTCAAATAACATATCAGTATGTTTTGATGTATTATAAACACCATCTGGTAAATTGTCTAAATTAGGACTCCTATCCTTAATTAATTTTTGTGTATTATTAATAGGATAACCACTACCATATCCACTAGGAAGCACTATATTTTCTTGTAATTGACCTAAATTTTGTCTTCTTTTTGTAAATGATGGATTAGAAGAGTCATTCGGTAAATTAAAAGAATTTACAGGTCCCATGTAAAAAGCTTTTTTATATATGAGGGTAAATATAACCAAATCACCTTTTGTAATAGAATCACTCATTCCTCTTATCAACGGAGTTGCGGGAGTTTGTTTACCCATAGTTGGTAAAGATGAATCTAACGGTTGTAAATGTATCATTTGTGATGAGACACTATCTCTCACATTACCATCACCTTTTTTTAAAAAAACTTGAGTAACTTGACCTAAATGAAAATCTAAATCTTTTTCGATTAAATTTTCGTATATTCTACCTAAACCTAAAGGCATTATGAATCACCATACTTTTGTCTTATCTCAGTCATATCAACAATATCATCTTTTTTCTTTTGTAAGTCTTCCGCTACATCTTCTAAAGAAGCCATCAGTTGTTCCTTCTCTTCATCAGATAATAAACTAACACCACTTTCATCAATGGTTTGTTTAGACATTATTCTTTGATATAGAGTTGCTAGTTTAACAAGGTTGTCATCATTCTTAATACCAACATCCATCAGCTCTTTAATAATAGGACCTACAATAGCGATATCCTCAATACCTTGTATGTAACCATGCACCTCTTGGATTAACAAATCGATTTGAGTTTTCTTTAACTTATTGTTCTCGTATATCTCTTGAGATAAATCAGAGAAGTTTTTGTTACCGAATATTTTTATATCGTTTTCCATACATATAAATATAGTATGGTTATAATATTACACCAAAGAACCTGTATATCTTAGGTTGTCTATATGACCTTTACTAAGAACTTCTTCTTGGATTTTAGGGTATATTTTACGAAATGTATTTGTGACTTGTGTTATTTTAGATGTTTTAACATCTGTCATTTCACGAATCATTATGTATATTGCCTTTTTATTAAAGTTATCAATATTATTTTTATTTTTACAGAGATATAATATTGATTCGGCAATCTCTCGGTCTTGTTCTTTTGGAAAAAGTCTTTCTATATTTTCATTAAAGTAATCTACAGTTTTTTTAAATATATCAATTGATGGGTTTTTTTCTATCACTTCATCATCTTCACCGTGACCATATAAAACATCAATGTCATCGTGAATCTTCATCTTCTTATAATTAGCATTATTATTTAATATAAGATAGTTTTTTGCTACTACAGAAAAATAACTAAATGCTTTACTACCTTTTGTTTCATCAAACTTGTGCATGTTTATAACAAGATTAGACACCACCTCTTCTTGTAAATCCCTAAACCCATAACTAAAGTAACTAAACTTAAAAGTGTTAATTATGTTTTCTGCTAACTTAAGAAATGCTGCATGTATTTCTTCAGTATAAATTTTATTTCTTTCTATGGGATTATCACAATGATTATATCTTACAATAGCATCATGTACTGGTGTACCAAAATAAATTTTACTCTTCTTTCGTCTTTTTTTCATTTTCTTCAACCTCGGTTTCAAATAAATTTTCTAATTCGTTTCCAAGTTGTTTTATCTCTTGAAAGAAAAAACCAATCTCGTCATCCGATTCAAATGTTCCTTTATTGTCTATTACTTTAAGTTGAAGTTTTATTGATTCTATTGTATTGTTTATGTTTAGTATTATATTTTCATAGTTGTTGATACGGCGTAATGCATAGAAAGTCACCACCCCTAAAAAGGTGGCGACAATTCCTAATGTAATGGTAATTATGTAATGTAACAATTAAGACTCTAAATGTAGTATTTTATCATCTATTAAATCTATCGCTTCTATTATGGTTTCGTTTTTTTCTTCATCTAAATCTATTTCCAATAACAAACTTTTTAAATCTTCTAAAAAGATTATCATTTCGCTATTCATTAAGCATCTCCTACAATTTGAATTAATAATTCAAGAACTTCATCATTACTTAAATAATCAAGTTCTTCTATATGTTTATCTAATGTGGAAACCAAATCTTTCATATGACTATTTTGATAGTCTTCCATAGTTTTATTATACAACTCTGGATTTTCTATCTCTAAGACATCAAGTATTTGATTTATTAAGTCATTAGCATCTGTTAGATTCTTACGAACTTTATAAAACATTTCTTTATGTCTTGATTGTTCAATTTCTAAAGAGTCTAAACGACTCATTATGAAAGATAATACTTTAATGATTTGTTCGTTATTTTGTTTTCGTTCCATATATTCATAAATAGTCTGCCAATCAATCAAATCACTTATATTTAAGTATTAAGATTTTAAATTTTAATACACATCCATTCCAATATCACCTAATGTTTTTAAGTCTTCACGACCATCACATTCAGAGTAATCATCAACAGCAATATCATCTAATTCACCTTCATTAAAGTAATCAAGATTAACCCTCTTGTTTTCTTTATAATTAGGAGTAGATGATGAATGTCTATCCATAGACTTCATTTGTCTCTTATCATCTGCTGTTAATTCAAATTGAGAAATATCAATCGTTTTAGTTTTCATTATTAACCTCTTATTTTATTATTATTATTTAAATTTAAGGGGCATAGAAGAAAGGAAGAAAGAACTATGCCCCTACAAGAACCTCTTAAAATGAGATTCAATTCTTTGAGAACGATAACCTATTTAAGTATCCATAATAATATACAAATAAATAACCATTAAGTCAAGCATTATTTTTGGGAACTTGAAACTAAATTGTTAGAAACTTGTTCACTTAAAAGTGATTGTATTGTGAAGTACAAAGAGGGATTTCGTTTTAACAAATCCTTAAAATCTTTTTGTGGCCAAACCAAACATTCTGTATTATGTGTTACTTTACAAGTTGCAGTTGCTGGTTTTTCTGTAAGGAATGACATCTCACCTACAAACTGCCCATCCTTTAATTCCGCTACTTTATTATCATTAACTAAAATATCTACCATACCATTATAAATGAGAATCAAATCATTAACAGGTTTACCCTGAGTAATAATTGGTAATGGTGCTTTAAACTGTTTCCATTGGGCAATCTTGGTAACTTTCAAAAACTCAACAGGAGTTAGACCACGAAACATTGTTTCATACAATTCTTTTTCTTTTGAATCCATTTGAACTGGTCGTTTTTCATATATGATAACTGCTATGTGATATATGTTTACGAGCACAAAAACAATGTTCCAATTTATTGCCAACCACATTGGTTCGAGGGGAATGTAAAAATTATATAATACGGAAAATAAACTTGCTAGTATAGATAGGATTCTAAGGTATAGGATATCCTTTACTAAAAAAGAAAATGCTATTAGACCAAATGCTAAATGTCCTGCTATACTTGCTATGTTCATTTTAAATTATTTTGAACCCGTTTAACATAAAAGTTGTTACTAATATAATTATCAGAATATTTTTTTGTTACAGTAGGACCGTGACTATATGCCGTAAGTGTAGCATCTAAGTCATCAAAATGTTCATTTAGTTTGGATAGGTATTTTATCCCAACAGTAACATTAACATACGGATCAAATAAGTCTTCTTTAGGAGTTTGAAACTCAGACATAGCCGTTGATGGTAATACTTGCATTAAACCTATTGCCCCACTCGTGGAGACAGCTTTATGATTCCAATCGGATTCAGTTTGTATAACGGCTTTAACCATTTCATAATCAACCCCATACTCCCAACAGAGAGCTTCTATATAAATAAGTATATGTTTGAGCTTGGATTTATTCAAAGAAGATTTAATCTCTTCTGCTTGTACTATATAGTCACTTGGAGTAAATGGTACATTGACCATACGAACAACCGTTTCGGTTTTAGTTTGTATTGGTATATCGGGCTCTGTTATTTCCACATAAACCATAACAGATAAAGTCGTTGTCAATACACCTAATAGGTAGTATAGTTTATTTAATGACATTGTATTTCCTTTCTTTATTAATAAGTATAAGGTGGCACTTCTTCTTTTAAGTCGTTGACTATTTGAGGACTAAAGAATTAGTACCACCTTATGAATTGTTTTCTAACTTTTTAAGAAACTTTTTTTCTTTTGAGGACATCATTTGTAGTTTAGAAAGATTGTCAATCATTTTACCTTTCTGAACCAATGATATTTTATCTTGTGAATATAACTCGTTTACTTTATCTACTGCCCGTTGATAACCCCACTCGATAAATTCTTTGACGATTGTTTGGTATAGTGTTTCGGTTTTCATATGAGAGAACTTTTGAGAGATTTTTTTTGAGAGATTTACCTTTGTTCGTTTCTTATATATATTGGTATAATAATTATCTAACCATCTATCCCAACTATTATCGGCATAAATACCTTTAGCAGTTCTACCACCATTAGCAGACCTTCGGTCTAATCTCTGAATATTCCTTTTAGTATCTTCTTGGACAGGTTGGACAATCGCACCTGTCTTATGTGGA